GAAGTTTCTCGGCTGCCGTCAAGCTCATTGGAAACCAATGCATCGCGAGTAATCGAAGGAACGCCGCCGGTATATCGCAACGGCTTCCATGCTGGTGATGTTGGCGTTACGCCAGCGGTTAATTCTTCGACATAAAACTGAGCTGTCGTCGCGCCCTTATACGGTTGAGTAGCCATCTTTATAACCTCTTAGTGAAGGCGATGAAATTGATTGATAGAGGGCGCTTAGCCCATCCGTTCTGCACAATCAGCGGCCCCAGGCTAACAGATTGCACTTCGGCGCAGATATCGTTACGTGATAATGATACACCAGCCTTGAAGGCGGCGTTAAGTTTGTCAGCCATTTTATTGATGGCTGAGCTGCCAATGACTGATGAATAATTAATATCCACCTGATAAATGCCAGAGCGCTGCTCAGTCCAGAATAAATCAGCTTGTTCAGTATCGGCAAGCAGCATATAGCTGGCAAGATATGGAGTATTAACTGAGGTAGGCGCATCAATATTTTCAAGCGCAACGTCGATACCATTTGTTGCGCCAAACGCCATCAATGGAATATCGAACGCTTTTGTTAGATCTTCAAAGTAGCCCATTATTTCACCTTGGCAGCTTCTTCGTTAAGCAATGTATTGAATCTGGTTATGTTAACACGGACGATCCCTTTTGGCGCTTGCTTTGAGAATCCGCCAATTGTATTCGGGCCATCTCCAGGATATCCGCCGAACTCTATGACAGCAGCGTATGGCAAGTTATTGGTAAGCGTAAATTCTTGCCATGCAGATGAGTTGGTGATAAACGTCTGGACACTAGCTGTTGCAGAACTGCCGGTTTTATCTTCGCCTGCAACTATCCCGCCACGCGGCGAAGCCCCTGCTGCCTGCCAGTTCATTCTGAATCGACCGGTATCAACCGGGCTTGACTGTATAATTGCACTAAACAACTTTAGAGACACAGCCCGCATAACTGTCTCTGGATTCTTCTTGGCCTTTTCGCAAAAGGCTTTAACATCCAGAGTGAAACTCATTTTCTCACCTGGATGAAATAAGCAATAATGTCATCGTTAACCATTTTATTTTCAATGCCGACAACTGACCATCGCGCGCCGCCAAACTCCAGCTTGTCTTCCATCTTTGGCAGCACGCTGAAATCTGCCTTCACTATCATGTCACCTGCCTGGATAGTCGTGCCATTG